CTATTCATCGGTACCGGCGTAATTGAGGGTAATTCCGGTGCAAAACGCGGCTTGCTGGCGATTGAGCAGCAAATCGGTAGCAGGCTGATGCAAGATCACGCGCTGCACGCCTTCACTATGTAAGGCGGCAAATAAGGCCGAACAGGTGACATCACGGCCCAAACGATGATGCTCAGCGACATACGCCTTCACCCGCTGCTGGGATTGGGCCAACACCACGCTGGCATCGGGACCGGCATAGGTCGTGATGCTGGCTTCAATTTCATACGCAACAATCTGCGCGCTGGCGACCGTAACCTGATCGGTCAACGGGCGCACGTGATCGGCATTGAGCGCGCTATTGACCGCAGTTAATAGGGCGGTATCCGCGCTGCCATCGCCGTGGCGAGACAGCACATGCACCTGCACCTGACCGGGCGCAGGGCTGGCCACACTGGCATCAAGCACATCGGCATGCGCGCCCAAAGCGTGATAGATATACGCACCTTCCGGGCCAGCGACAGAAAGACGTTTCGGGGCCAAGGTAATGCGCCGGCGAAAATCAACATCATTTTCATAGCGCGCGGGCTGCTGTTTGGCCGGATCACCGGGATCAAGCAAGCGCCGTTTTACGCCGAATAATGCGCCTAAATGATCCAAATCCGCGCCCAAAGCGTACGCCAACATCACGCTACGCGCCCGGTCATTAAACTGCTGGCGCAGCCCCATTTCCCGGTACGCGGCCACTTCCAGCAGCTTGACGATGGGATCCGATTCCAGCCACGCATCAAAGCCCGGCAAACGCGCCTGCAATTCCGCACGCATGGCGGTTAGCAGGGTTTCATAATCAATCTGCTCGATCACCTCAGGCATCGGCAGACGGGATAGATCAACAGCAGTAAAAGAAGACATACCGCCAAATTAGAGGCTTAGGGATTACTCCCGCCAGCGGTTTTGCGTGTACAGATGCGTGTGTACAAGGTGAACGTTGACAATGACATTAAACGTAGGCGTAATGGCCTATATGAAAGCCGAATTACTTTTACAAAGAAAAGATACTGATCCAGATGGACGCGGGATTGTTGAGCTTGTTATCTGGAAGGTACCCAAGCCGGTGCCACCGACGACACACGGATTCAAATACCGTTTGGTGTATATCCGTGATGACGTGAGAGTGGTTGGCTTTGATAACGAACGCGGCAAGGGCGATCACATGCACTTGGACGGACAAGAACTGCCCTATACCTTCACGAATATTGCTCAGTTAATTGAAGACTTCATTACTGAAGTGGAACAAAGGAAGCCTCTATGAACAGAATACTGACCATCACCATTAACAGCGACTGGAAACACAATTTACGTGAAGCGGCGGTGCAGGCACAAACTGCAATCGAAACCGGGCAATATCAAGGTGAATCGCTCAATTTCCCTACGGCAGCGCAGTTTTTCAGCCGCCTGACGCCCAATCGCTGGCAAATGGTGAATCACCTCTTAGGCGCGGGCGTGGTGGGTGTGCGTGAACTGGCGCGCCAATTAGGCCGTGACAGCAAACGGGTGCATGAAGACAGCAAGGTGCTGGTTAAGCTGGGTTTATTGGAAAAAACCGATACCGGCGCGCTGCATTGTCCCTATCAGTGCATCCATATTGACATGCGCTTAATGCCCGATTCGTTGCCCAAAGCCGCTTAAATGCGCTCTAAGCCGTAAGATGCTCGATCAGCAGGTTGCGGATTTTTGCGCGTAATTCGGGGGTAAATCCCAGCAGTTCGCAGCGCGGATAACGCACCCGCGGGCCGCGTGGGGCCACAGAATCCCGTAAACCGTACTGGTGAACGCGGGCAATGCGGGCGCTGCGGCCCGTAAAGCCAATTTCTGCGCCGTTTTCCGTAGCACGAATACGTAAGTGCTTGGCGCGACGCAGTTTGCCAAACAGGGATCTTTAGTCGAATCCGGCCGTTGCGGGCTTCGGCGCGGGGTTTGCGTGGCGCATACGCGCTGCCATCGGGGTTTTGCTGGGCGGCAATGCGTTTTTGCTGATCGCGGCGGACTTCTACGGCGAGTTTGCGCGCCAAACGGCGGCGTTCTGCGGGAGCCAAACGGGCTAATTGAGCGGCTGCCCAGGTTTCTAGCGCCTGCGCCGGACCAGAACGGTTCATAACGCAGCGAGCGGCGGTTCAGGGAAATGCTCAATCTGATAGTTTCCCGGCGCGATTTCCTGCACGCCGACCCGTTCGGTTAAGGGAATGTGTATTTCTAAATCCACGCGCTCATGATCCAAAATTTCAGCTTCAAAACGGATCGATTCGCGTAAATCCGGGTTGTCAAATAATTCGCGCTGCTGCTCGCGCAACCACGCCAGCAGCGGCACCATCAGCGTATCCGGGCTGCCGCGATAATCGGTGACGATTAGGCTCAGCGTATAGCGGTATTCAAAGGATAATCCGCGCACGCCGGTCGCCAGCACATGGCCTTCGTCAACAAACAATTTCAGCCGCTCAGGATGGGTTTGGAAAACCGGCAGCGCTTGGCTGAGCTGCGCGCGTAAGTGTTCGGGTTTTTTCATCGGGATTGCAGCGTTTTATAGGCTTTTTCACAGGCTAATCCGCTGATGCGTCGTCGGTCAGCTTCAGATGCAAAGATTGCCGCCAGTTGGTCAAGGTCTGCCAACAACTCGGCCAGCACGCGGGCGCGGGTTCGCTCTGCGTGGCAGCGTGTGGCAGCGGTGGAATCTGAACGGCTTGAACCGGCGGCGTAGTTTTGGGCCAATTCGCGCACCCGGTTATCAGCAGCAGCGCGTTCAAGAACCCTAATTTGATCCAGTTTTTGTTGTGTTTCATCTTGGATTTCCTGCATGTGCTGCTGTAAAACCTGTTCACGTTTGCGGGCCTGCTGCTGTGCGGCGGCTAATTGATTGGCGTAATCAGCGTGAATGTTTAACAAATCACGTTGAGCGGTTATGGCACGCAACTGCCAGCCCCCGGCAAAAGAAAGGGCGATTACGGCTAATATCAGGGCGTATTTCATTGGGCTAACGCCTTCAACGCCTGCAGATAACGGCGTTGGCGGTCGGCAAAACCGTTTAGGCCGCCATTAATCCGCCGCGTTAATAGCGCAAAATCGCCCACATCGGCGAGAGCATTACAGCGCCGGTCGTGCCAAAACGCGGCGGCTGATAATGCAGCATACGTTGGCTGGCGCAACAAATCCGGTTGATCCAATAAAGGCAGGCCCAATTCCATCGCCTGCTGGGCGTACTGGGTTTTTCCCGTCACGTGCAATAACCCACGCCCGCGATACCGCCAGCCGTCGCCGCTGTTTTCCTCGCCGTTCCCCATCCGACCGCCATAGGCGGCATTGGCCAGCGCGACCGGATTATTGGCGAGTTCCTGCGCGCGGCTGCCCAAACGGTGCCAGCACGACCCCGGTACGGCCGCTGCGGCCAGTTGCCGAATCCGCGCCGCGCTGTAGCTGAGGTTTTCTTCTACCCGTGCTAACGACGCACTTTCATGGCCAATTTGCGCCAAAAATGCCGCCATTCGTTTGGGCGACGTAATGGCGTACCGGTTCATTGCCGCCGTCAACGGCCCGGCCCACTGCTGCGCGCGGGTGACCGGGCAACCGATGGCCGCGGCGAGTTGTGCAATCTGAAGTTCCATAGCCACCTGCCAACACACAAACACGCTTGCAGAACACGTAGACAGCCAGGTGTACAGGCGAAGGTTTAGATCACCCGCTCTACCCCGCTGCGCGCTGTCTTCCCCCGCCACGCCTGCGCGCCACCTTTCGCAAAAAGGATGCAGCGTTGCAAACCCATTTCAGCCGCGTTTTTACGTAGCCAAACCCCGGTTTTAGGCCCATGAAAGCGGTTGCGTTTGGTTGCATGCTCAAGGCATTTCTGAGCTACCGGAATAAAACCCCGTTTTTGACACCGATTTGAAGGCCATTTCCCAAAATTCTCCCACGCGCCCTTGTAAGCATTTGTTTTTAAAGGAAAATAGTTGGCCCCTCTTGGGCACCATTAAATCGATATAACTAGTTGATTTTAAATTAAATTTTCAAAGCTAAGGCGTGATTTTGGCGTGATACTTATCCGCTTAAACTCGCTTATATCCCGGAAAATCCAGTAATTTACGGTGGCACGATCCATCGTAACCAAGGGATAAAGTCTAGTGGTTAGTGGTTTTGCTATGTAAACGGTAGTTAAACCTATGCGTGCCTGATACTTAGGTGTAAGCCGTTTCGTTTTGCATCGCTGCTTTTAGCCGCTCTCCAATCCAGCGCACCACGGGTACGGGCCATGCGTTGCCAATGGCGGTAATACGCGGGGCATCCGGGCATTGGTCAGCTGGTTTGCCTTTCCACGCAATTTGCGTCCAGTTATCGGGCAAGCCTTGCAGGCGTTCGCGTTCTATCGGGGTTAATCGGCGTGGCAGGCCATTTTCAGCAATGACCATGCTGCAACCAATCACACTGCGATCATTGCTAGAAGTCGCCAAACACGGGCTAATTAAGCGGTTGCCGTGCGCGTCAAGGCGCATTTTTTCAGCGCCTGTATAAACGGTTGGGTTAATTGATTTTGACCGGCTTTGATCCGTTTTGTATTCCGTTTGAGCATACTGTTGGCGGCCTGCCTGCTCAAAAAGTACCGCTGCGGGATCAATGCCAGCGGTTGCAGCACTTGCCACAAGAAAGACGCGCGGGCGTGATTGGGGTATTCCGAAGTATTTAGCATTGAGGATACGCCAGGCAATGCGCCGCTGGGGGCCAATGACAGCACCAGCGCCCGACCAGCTTTGCCCGTATCCCCTTGGACTGTTACATGGCTGACGCATTCCAGCAAGTGCGGCCAGAAACTGCCCAAAGGCATTATCGGCGCTGGATAATACGCCGCGGACGTTTTCCCACAATAAGACGGCGGGGGATTTTCCTGATTGGATGCGTTCATTATCAATGGCATTTAAAAGGGTGACTAATTCAAGAGAAAGATTGTCGCGTGAATCCTTTAATCCTTCACGCAAGCCTAATGTGCTAAACGATTGGCACGGCGTTCCCGCACAGACTAAATCAGGTGCGGTTATTTCATTCTGTTTAATCTGTTTAGCAAGGTTGCACATATCGCCTTGATTAGGAATATGCGGAAAACGGTGCGCCAATAATGCGCTAGGAAAAGACGCTATTTCGCTAAACCAATCGGCTTTAAAACCTAATGGCGATAAAGCAATATGGGCTGATTCTATGCCACTGCATACGCTGGCATAATGTAAAAGGGGTTTACTCATTAGCTCTCTTTTTTTCTCTTACTTTTTAAATAGTTAGGGGCTGAAGTAGATTAGCTGCTATGCTGATCTACTATGAACAAGATAACTCGTTGTAAATTAAGTAAAAACACTCAAAGAAGGCTGTTGGAATTTTTCGTGCTGGAAGTGACGGCGCGTTCGGCAGCAGATATTTTGAATATTCAACCTAATACCGCTATTCTTTTCTATCAAAAAATTAGAAAGATAATTGAATGGCATCTTGCTCAGGAAAGTACTCACATGTTTGATGGTTGCATCGAATTGGATGAGAGTTATTTTGGTGGCGTTCGCAAAGGAAAACGCGGTAGAGGAGCTGCCGGAAAAGTGGCCGTATTTGGTATTCTCAAATGCCAAGGAAAGGTTTACACCGTGGTTGTTCCCGATACCAAAGCCGACACGCTCATGCCC